TATATATTGAGGATAACAGGTTAGATTTATTGCAGGATATAAGTACTGAGTTTACTTATACTGTAGATGATGTTATGGATTTTGGTGCTAAAAATACTTCATTTAGTAAAACAATATCGTTATCAGGTACGGCTAGGAATAACCAAATATTCGGCTTTGTATTTGACATTGGTAACGCTAATGACTTTGATATAACTAAGCCAAACGTTAACTATAATTTCAACGCTAGTAAGTCTGCTAAGTGTGTTATATATATAGACAAGGTTCAAATATTTAAAGGTACATTAAGGATTTTAGAAATAGTGGTAGATAATAAGACTATCGAATATCAATGTAGCGTATTTGGTGAGCTAGGCGGTCTTATGAACACAATAGGAAATAAGAAACTAGAGGATTTGGATTTTAGTGCTTACGACCACGTTTATAATACTACTAATATTACTGCTAGTTGGGATGCTACAAGAGGTCAGGGATATTACTACCCATTAATAGATTACGGTAATGTGAGTACCAATAAAGTAGATTTTCAATATACTACATTCCGACCTGCAATATATATTAAGCAGTATATAGATAAAATATTTGAGGATATAGATTATACCTACGAATGTGATTTTTTCGAAACAGATTATTTTAAAAGGTTAATTATTCCACACAATCAAAAGGAATTAACTAAAGTTACAAGTGATTTAAACAATGCAGTATTAACAAGTCCGCAAACTATAACAGGTACTTCTTTTGTTAGATTTACAACCGTTACAGGTTCGGGATTAGTTGCTTCACTTGCGAATTCTCAATTTACATATACGGGAGCAGCGGCATTTAATCTAAAGTTTGATTATGCTTTTAACGGAACTTCAACTGCCGGAACATTCAGTATTGTTAAAAATGGCATTGATGTTTTTAGTGAATTCTTTACAGGCGGTCTTTTTATTGGTGGAACTTTTGAGATACTAATGGAGCAGAACGATTATATTCGTTTTAGATTTTCTAATGATGCAGAAAATAAGGATGATGAACCCGTTATAGTTACTGATGCTGAAGTTAGTTTCAATTCTATTTCATCAATACCTGTGCCATTAGCAATAGGCGATAATCTAAATATGAATGATTGTATTCCTAAAGGTATATTTCAAAGGGATTTATTTTTAAGCATTTGTAAAATGTTTAACCTTTATGTATATGACGATAGGTACAATTCTAATAATATTATCATAAAACCGTACATTGATTTTTACGATACTAGTAGTGCAAACGCTATCGATTGGAGTAATAAAGTTGATAGGTCAAAGCCTTTAAGTATTAAGCCAATGAGCGAATTAAACGCTAGATATTACAGTTATAAATTTAAAGAAGATAGTGATTATTACAATGAAAATTATAGAAAGAAGTATTCGGAGTCTTATGGTGACAGGCTTTATGATAGTGCATTTGATTTCAGTAAAGATACTGAAACTGTTGACGTAATATTTGCACCATCGGTTTTATATAAGGCAATTGGAACGGATAAAGTATATCCGGCTATTTATAAAAAATCTAATGCTAATAGTGCTGAAGATAATATGGATAGTGTTATCAGGATAATGCAAGTAAAGAAAATATCTTCTGTAAGTTCGTGGTCAATAAAAAACTTATCTGCAAATTTAGTTACATTAACATCATACGGATATGCAGGACATTTAGACGACCCTGATAATCCACAGAACGATATTAACTTTGGTTCACCAAAAGAGGTATTTTATAGTGCAAATAATTTTACAGGTAGAAATTTATTCAATGTATTTCATAGTACATATATGGCAGAAATAACGGACAAGAATAGTAAGCTATTAACTTGCTCGGCTTTATTAAATACAATAGATATATTTAATTTAGACTTCAGTAAATACATTTGGATAGACGGTGTGCTATTTAGATTAAATAAAGTAGAGGGGTATAACCCAATGGAATATAACACAACGAAAATAAGTTTATTAAAAGTAATTGAAACAATATACTAATGGCAGAAAATTTGAATTTACAACTAACAGTAGATACTTCAGGTGCAGCAACTTCAGTAGGTTCACTTAAAAAGCAATTAAGGGAAGCACAAAACGAAGTAAATACATTGGCTGAAAAGTTTGGTGCTACATCAAAAGAAGCTATTGCAGCAGCTAAAAGAGCAGCGGAATTAAAAGATGCTATTGGTGATGCTAAGGCATTGACAGAAGCATTTAATCCGGATGCAAAGTTTAAAGCGTTAACCGCTTCGCTATCAGGTGTAGCCGGTGGCTTTGGTGCGATACAGGGTGCTATGGCTTTATTTGGTGCTGAATCCGATAATGTTCAAAAGATGTTATTAAAGGTTCAATCCGCTATGGCTATTTCACAAGGATTACAAGCGGTAGGTGAGAGTATAGATTCATTTAAGCAATTAGGTGCTGTAATAAAAAATAACACAACTTTTCAAAAAGCAAATAGTGCAGCAACGGCAGCAGCAACGGCAGTTCAAAAATTATTTACAGGAGCAGTAAATGAAACATCATTAGGATTTAAAGTATTGAAAGGTGCTATTGCTGCTACAGGTATTGGATTGATTATAGCAGCGTTAGGTACTATTGCATCATATTGGGATGAGATTACGTCTAGTATAAGCGGAGTTAGTTCTGCACAAAAGAAGCTTAACGTAGATACAGAAAAGAATTTAGAATCTCAAGAGAAAAAACTTACTTCATTAGATAATCAAACTAATCAATTAAAGTTACAAGGCAAGAGTGAGAAAGACATCTTGCAAATGAAAATAAAACAAACTAAAGAAGCTATTGGAGCAGCTAAAATAAATTTATTAAATGCTAAGGCTACTAAGGATGCACAGGTAAAAGCAGCACAAAGAAATAAAGATATTCTGCAAGGTTTGATAACTATGGTTACATTACCAATTACGGCAGTACTTGCAAGTATTGATTTGATAGGAAAAGCAGTAGGTAAAAACTTTGGTTTAGTCGAAGGATTTACAGGTGGTATAGCGAAGATGGTATTTGACCCTGCTAAAACTGCTGCTGAGGGTGACGCTGCCATTGAAGTAGCTGAAGATAAATTAGAAAAATTAGAATCCACTTATGCGGGTTATCAATTACAATTAAATGATATTGGGAAAAAGGGAGGTAAGGCTAGTGTTAAAAATGCAGAAGACCAAGGAAGAAAAGAATTAGATGCACAGGCAATTTTGCACGAGGCAAATAAAAAATTAAAGACGCAACAAGAACAAGAGTTACAAACTATTGATGAAGCCTATGCTGAAAAAAAGAAAAAACTTGCTGAAGCCGGTATTAAGGATAATGGGGATTTAGAAAAAGCATACGAGGCTGAAAAGAAAGCGGTAAATGATAAATATAAAAAACAAGAATTAGAAAAAGAAGAAGCGTTTCAGGCTGAACTTAATAAAATAAAACTTGATATAAAGTTAGCAGGTATTAAGGATGAGTATGAAAAAGCTAGAGTTCAAATAGAAGAAAACTATAAAAAGCAATATGAAGATATTGAAAAAAATGAAACAAGGGATGCAGAAGAAAAACTTGCTTTAAAAAAAGCACTTCAACAAAAAGAAACTATTGAATTAGACGCTTTAAAATTAGAGAATGATAAAAAGAAAGCAGAACAAGATATTGCTGACCTAGACAAGGAAATTACAAAAGCCGGTGCCGACCTTGATTTACAAAAAACTTTATTATCTCAAAAAGATATTTTACTTGAGGAATCTTTTAAAAGAAGATTAATATCGGAAGATGCTTATAAGGCAGGAGTTGAAGCGAATTCAAAGGCTAGAATTGAAATAGACAAAGCAGAAACGGCATCCAAGATAGAAAACGCACAAAAAATAGCTGCATTACTTGGTGGACTTTCCGATGTAATGGGTAGAGAAACCGCTGCCGGAAAAGCGTTTGCAGTTGCACAAGCTACGATAGATACATATCTAGCAGCACAAAAGGCTTATCAATCTATGGCAGGTATTCCTGTCGTTGGTCCATCATTGGGAGCAATAGCAGCGGGTGTAGCGGTTGCAGGTGGTATTAAGAATGTAAAATCTATTATGGCAGTAAAGACTCCGGCAGGTAGCGGAGGCGGTGCTTCTGCTCCATCACTACCTACTGTTTCGGCTTCTGCACCTATGGCACCACAACCCCCACAAGCACAAACTACAAATATCAGTCAGCAGTCAATAGACCAAATGGGCAATCAGGCAGTAAGGGCATACGTTATCGAGAATGACGTAACTAGCAATCAGCAAAGAGTAGAGGCAATAAAGCAAAGGGCACGATTTAGTTAATATTTAAAAATAATATATTTATGAGTATGGAATTACCTTTATATATGTTGGAAATATCCGAAGATTTAAACGATGATGCAGAAGTGCAATTCGTTTCATTAGTGGATAGACCGGCAATTCAAAAAAATTGGAATGCGTTTAAAAGTGAGCAGAAATTTCAAATTGTTAGTGAAGATAAGCGTATTATCAGCGGTTGTGCTATGTTGGCTGATACTCCTATCTTTAGAAGTGACGCTAGTTTTGGCGATTACTACGTTGCTTTTTCTAAAGAAACGATTGTTAAGATTGTGCAAAAGTATTTTAAAAAGGGTTACCAAAACAACGTGAACCTAATGCACGACCCTAATCAAATTGAAACAGGGGTTACAATGTTCGAAAGTTTTATTAGTGATAAGACTAGAGGCATCCAACCAATGAAAGGATTTGAGGATGCACCTGACGGAAGTTGGTTTGTATCTATGCTAGTGGAAAACGATTCAGTTTGGGAGCAAGTAAAAGCCGGAATGGTGAAAGGATTTTCTATTGAGGGCATATTTAATTACGCTCCAAAGCAAAGCGAGGATAGTATAAAAATGCAAAAGATATATGACATTTTAGACGCATTAAACGGCTAAGTGATAAATAGTATTAATTATTAACATTTAAAGAAAAATAAAATGAATCCAAAAGAAGCATTAAAGCAAATCAAGGCATTATTCGAGGATATGCCACAAGTTGTTGAGCCTGTTGCTCCTGAAGTACCTGCTGCTCCTATTGAGGCAGAAGTTACTAAAGTAGAGATGGCTGAATATTCTTTAGTCGATGGCACTAAGGTTATGATTTCGGAATTAAAAATCGGTGGCAAAGTAGAATTAGCTGATGGCACTCCTGCTCCACAAGGCGAACATCAATTAATGGATGGCACAACTATCAAGGTTGATGAACTAGGTGTAATCGTAGAAATAGAATCACCAAAGGCAGAAGTTGTAGAAGATGAGCCTGTAGCTCCTGCTGCACCTGTTGCTCCTGCACAAGATACAACCGCAATGGTTGCTGAATTAAAGGCAGATTTCGAAGCACAAAAAAGTCAATTAGAATCAAAGATTGCTGAATTAGAAAGTAAAGTAAAGCAAGGTTTTGCACAAGTAGCTGAATTAGTAGAGGCACTTTCAAATACCCCAACTGCTGAACCTACTCAAAAATCAGCAAACGCTTTTCAATCTTATGTAACTACTAATGATAGCAAGTACGAAAGATTGGAAAAATATAGAAACGCAATTTTAAACAAATAAATTTATAAAAAATGGCATTTTCAGTAAGTTCATTAACAAACTATACTAAAGAGAACGAAGCATTATTAGTTTCTTCTTCAGTATTAGGAGCAAAAACTGCAGCTTTAATTAAGAGTGCAGGTAACGTAATGGTTGGAGTTAAATCCGCAGAAACCATTAATATTATGGATACAGATGCTTTCTTCCAAGCAGGTGGTACTTGCGGTTGGAACGCATCAGGTACAACTTCTTTCACACAAAGAACTGTAACAGTAGGTAAAATCAAAGTACAAGAATCTTTATGTCCTAAGGCATTAGAGGCTAAGTATTTACAAAAGGCTTTGCCAACAGGTAGCCAATACGATTCAATTCCATTTGAGCAAGAGTATTCCGATAGAAAAGCTAAGACTATCGCTTCTCAATTAGAAACTGCTATTTGGCAAGGTGATACAGGTTCTGCTAACGGTAACTTAAACAAGTTTGATGGTTTAATCAAATTGATTGGTGCTGCTTCAGGAGTTGTAGATGCTAACGTTTCAGGTTTTGTTTCAGGTGCTCCTTTAACTTCTATTACTGCATCTAACGTTATTTCTTTATTTGACGGTGTTTATAGAGCAATCCCTGCTAAAGTAGTTTCTGCTGATGATATGACTATCTTCTGTGGAGTTGATACTTTTAGAACTTACACTATCGCATTGAAGAACGCTAATATGTTCAACTATGCTTTCGATGGTAAAGCTGATAGCGAATTCGTATTGCCGGGAACTTCAATCAAAGTGGTTGCAGTAAATGGTTTGAACGGAACTAATGATGTTTACGCTATGCGTTTAAGCAACTTGTTCTTAGGTACAGACTTATTGAATGAAGAAGAGAAATTTGAAATCTTCTTTGCTAAAGAAGCTGATGAAGTACGTTTTGCTGCTGAATTCAAAATGGGTGTGAATATCGCATTCCCTGATGAAATCGTGAAAGTAGTTATCTAATTATAAAGGGGAGTTGAGATATACTCCCCATTTTTAAATAAAATAAAATAAATAAAAATGGCGTGTGCATTAACACAGGGATATACCCTAGATTGTCGTGATTCCTTAGGTGGAATTACTGAGGTTTATTTTATTGCTAGTTCGGACGTAACTTCAACAACTGAAGCAAGTGGTGTAATTACTGCATTGGTAAAAGCTACAGGAAAGAGGTTTTATAAATATGAATTAACAAAAGGAACATCTATGTTTACTGAAGCAGTAACATCAAACGTTCAAAATGGTACTTTATATTTTACTCCTGAATTAACAATAATCTTAAACAAGTTACAAGCTAATACAAGAAACGAAATATTGTTATTAGCACAGAATAGACTTGTTGCAGTTGCTAAAGATAACAATGGTAAATATTGGTATCTAGGCAAAGAAAGAGCATTAGATTTGACTGCAGGTACTTCCGAAAGTGGTACTGCTGAGGGTGATAGAAGTGGATATACTTTAACTTTCACAGGAGCTGAACCTGCTTTGGCACCTGAGGTTAACAGTACGGTTGCTGCTGCACTTACAACTGCCGGATAGTTTATAGTTTTTCATAGTTAGTTCCCCTGCCTAGTTTTCTAGGTGGGGGTTTTTGTTTTGTAAATATATCATTAATTGCTATTTATAAATGATGATACATTTAACTAAAGGACAAACCAATACTATAATTTTGACTTTAACTGAAAAACAGTTACTAATCAATCCTAATTACTTATTTGTGTTTACTAATAGAAGCACGAATAACGTTATTAAATTCGTAGTTTTAAACGCTTCGGATTTAAGTTTATTTAAGGATAGATATAATGAATTTAGTATTGTAACTAATACTAATTTTAGTTCGGCATTAGAGGGGCAATATACCTATGAAGTGTACGAACAGGCAAGTAGTTCAAATACAAATATAACAGGCTTAAATAAGCTAGAAACCGGTATTATGTGGCTTTCAGGTTCGACTATAACATATAACCAATATACAACAACTGACACTTATACAATTAGACAATGATAGATTTAAGAGTATTAACATTTGCCGAAGCTAGGCAACCCGAATTCAAAGAGAAAAAGGGTATAGACGGTGGATATATTAAATATGGGGAAAATAACGACTATCCTGAGTACATAGTTGATTTATACAATAAGTCTTCTAAGCATAGTGCAATTATTAAAAGTAAGGTGCATTATATTACCGGCAATGGTTGGGCAGGTCAGCCTGATGCACAGGCATTTATTGACAAGGCTAATAGGGTTGAATCCTTAGACGATTTAACTAGAAAAGTATCTTTAGATATTGAAATATTTGGCGGTGCTTATTTAGAAGTTATTTGGGATTTAGCCGGTAACCTTGCTGAACTTTGGCATTGTGATTATACTAAAATAAGAACTAATAAAGACAATACGCAATATTGGTATAAAGAAGATTGGAAAGATAATAAGGTTAAGCCATTGGTAATAGCTGCATTTAATCCTAAGCAACCAACAGGGAAGCAAATTCTTTATATAAAAGAATATAGACCGAATATTGGTATTTATGGGTTGCCTAGTTACTTTGCTGCATTAAATTATATTGAATCGGATATTGAAGTTTCTAAGCATATTTTAGGAAATGCACAGACAGGGTTTTCTGCTAGTAAACTTATTACTTTGCCTAATGGTGAACCTAATGACGAGGAAAAGCGTAACGTTGACCAAAGATTAAGAAAGACTTATAGCGGTGCGGATGGCAAAAAATATATGATTGCTTTTGTAAATGATATATCTAGGAAGCCTGTCGTAGATGACTTGGGTACTAGCGATTTAACAAAAGAGGATTTTGGTAAAATAGATGAGTTAATCCAAACTAATATATTTAGCGGTCATCAGGTTACAACCCCATCAATTATGGGTATCGCTGAAGCAGGGAAATTGGGAAGTAGAACTGAGATGCGTGATGGTTACGAAATATTTAAAAATACTTATGTAAATGCTAAGCAAATGCATTTAGAAAGCGTATTTAATATGTTAGCTAAATTAAAGGGAGTACAAAGCGAAATAAAGATTATACCTACTGAACCAATAGGAATTGAGTTTAGTCAGCAAACTATTGTTTCTATTGCTCCAAAAGAATGGGTATTAGAAAAGATAGG